CGAAAGATAAAAATGCATATAATCTAACACAATCTTATATTTATGCAAATAAAAGAAATAATAAGGCATATAATATAAATAATAATTTAATTGGAGATATTGTATTCTATAATGAAAAACAAGTTGATATTAAATGGTCAAATATTGATAATATAGTATCATATAGTCTTAAATAGGACAATTTAAATATTTTTGATAGTTGACAGAAAAATTGTGTATAAGATGATATCTTTCCTTAAGGAGCAAATTATGTCAACTCAACAAGTCGATGGTTCAGCAGTTACTGCTACATCTACAAAAAACAAAGGTGGTTCCGTAGTTAATGGTGGTACCACAGCCGTACTTGATAGTGTAGCACTAGGCTATTCTAATGTTGGTGTTTTTGGTACAGCCGTAGTTGACGGAACTGATACCGATAAAGCTCTAACAGCAGGCACATTTTCGTTTAATAATCAGGCCCCAGTTGCCAAAAGAGTAACAACATCGCTTTCTGGTGTTAGTAATAGCTTTTTACAAAGTGGTGCCGCCAAACCCGGGGTTGTTCGTAGTATACATTTTGTTCAGTCTGTACGTACACGTAGACTAACAACAGCTATTAGAGCTGGTTACTGGAATATTTATACAGGTCAGTTTAGTTCTGCGCCAACAGTTGCTGTCGATACTTTTGCAACAGATAATGCGGCAAATGTGTCTAGAGCATTTCCTGGTCAACTTACTTACAAAACTGGAGCACCAGTACCTGTTCAAGATGACTATCCAGAAAAAACCAACTGATAGGTTATTATTTATTAATCTAAACAAGCCAATGATACTTTGTGTGTCGTTGGCTTGTTGCATATAAAGGTTAAAACTATGGGCGAAACTATTATTCATTTCTGGGAATCAATGGCTGTGGCAAGTGTTAGTATAGTTGTCACTTTAGTGGGTGGATGGATAACAATAGGAAAAAAAATGATGACTAGAAATGAGGTAGCAGAAATGATAAAAAACGATAGTCCTTATTTACAAGATAGACAATTTATTATGGAGAGATTGAATACTAATAAAGAAACACAAGCAGCATTTGCTAATGCGCTACAAAGAAATACTGAGGTAATGACAGAGTTAAAAATACAAATCGCAACACTAGGCAAAACATTAGAGGCACTAGAAGAAAGAATAGAAAGGGCATAAAAAGGAGACTACTTATGGCTATAGATATACAGGTGGCAGTTTCTGGTACAACAGATGTTAAAAATGGCACTTGCGTTGTGTCTTGCACACGCACCGGAGAATATTCCACAATAGATACTTTCACTATTAATAGTCCAACCATGACAAGTATCGAAAGTAAGTTTGATAATAGATTTGATGATCCGAGTTACTATTATGGTTGTAATACCGATGGTGGTAATGTTTGACTACCCTATAAAAGGATCAATAATTTATGTCACAATCATACGCTCATCTCAGACTACGCAGAGGCACTGCTGCCGAATGGACTGCTAGTTTACCACAACCTAACGGAGAGGTATTACGACTAGGAGAACCAGGATACGAAAAAGATACTGGTAAATTAAAGATTGGCGATGGAATTAATGGATGGAATGATCTTCCATATTTTGCTGATGGTGCCACAATAAGTATTGAGCAAATACAGGATGATTTAGCCACTTCTTTTCTTGTGGCTGGTACAGGAATTGTATTAGATTATAATGATGGTGATGATACTCTCACTATTTCTAGCACAGGTGCTGGTGGAGGAAGTGGTGTTGCCACATCTATTACAACAATAAACTTACATAATGGTGGAGTACAAAATGCTGAAATATTCCAATTTACAGATAAAAATTATCAGTCTGTTATTACTGGACCAACACCAGACGAGGGAAACTCTGCACAAAGAATTATAATTCAAGGTCAAAACGGTGGAACCGGAGAAGGTGGAGATGTATATCTTTGGGGCGGAGATAGCGAATATAATGGCGGAGATATCAAAATTTATGCTGGTGATGCCGATAATTATTCTGATGGATATGGTCAAGGAGGATATATTAATGTTAAAGCTGGAAATGGATTATATGATGGTGGTGATTTAGAACTTGAGGCCGGAAGCTCGAATACTAATGGAGGAAATGTTGATATTATAGGTGGTAATGGTTCGAATCCAGGTTATGTGAGAATTACCACTAGTGGCACTTATCAATGGATGTTTAATAATGACGGAACTTTGGATCTACCATCTGGTAAAACACTAAACTTTGGACAAAATGGCGATACTCTTGGGCCTCCTGTGTCTGGTGGCGGCACAGATAGGGTTCGTTTATGGGATTTTGAAGGAGGTGGTAGCAATTTTAATTATGCTATCGGAGCAGAAGGTAATCATGTTTGGTTTGCTATGGATGTCAATAATGGAACTGGTGGATTTAAGTTCTATAGTCGAGATAATGAAATATTTAAGATTAGTGATGATAGTAGATTAATGTTTCCAAATGGAACAACTGTAGCACAAGGTACTTTCGATAATAGTACTGGTGGTCAAAGCGGTATAAGCTTAAATTGTGTTGTTGGATATGAATTAAATTGGCAGGGTGGGCATCTAAAAAGTACTGCTGACGGCGGAGTTACAGCAGCAAATATTTTGTGTGACTCGTCAATAGAATTTCCTGGCACTGGAATTGCTAATCTACAAATAGATAATTCTAGTATCACCTTCAGTGATGGAACAACTCAAACAACAGCATATACTGGTGTTCCTGTTAATGATATTATTGCTGGATCAGGCATTAGTGTGGGAGCAGAGTCTGGGGTTTATACAATCTCTGCATTTGGTGTTGCAGAAGCGAGCGCATCGTCGTTGAGTACCGAATGCGATAATATGACGGGCAATACTATCGCCAAGATGACCGCAGTATACATAGATGGTGGTCATGGTAATAGACCAACCATACAAAAAGCAATAGCTAATAGCGAAGGAGGATCTAGTAAAACATACGGAATAACCGCTAGTTCAATAACTGATAATCATACTGGTAATGTTATTTCTTTTGGTCTATTAACCGATGTGAATACTAACCAATTCAGCGCAGCCGAAGGTAGTGTGCTTTATCTAAGCCCAACTAGTTCTGGTAATTTGACAACAACAAAACCAAGCGCCCCAGATCATCTTGTTTCTGTCGGTAAAATAGTAAGAAATCATAGTAGTCAGGGTATTATTGCTGTTAATATACAGAATGGATTTGAATTACATGAGTTACATAATGTTGCTATCAGTGGTGTTACTGATCATGACACTATAGTTTATAGTAGCGGTACATCGCTTTGGGAAAACAAACCCGGAGTAACAAGTATAACTTCTGGTATAGTAGGTGCTTCTGGAATATTTAATATTTTACAAATCAGTCAGACAGACTATGATAGTATAGTAACAAAGGATCCGTTCACTCTTTATGTGATAGTATAATATGGGAATATTTTCTGGATCATCATCACCATCTTTTAAGGTGGGTAATAATTCTGTAAATAAAATATATCTGGGTAGTACAGAGGTTTGGTCAGCCTGTGCTACTACTCAAGCGTCTTTATTATGTCATTTTAATGGTAGTAATGGTAGTACATCATTTATTGATAGTAGTACAAATAATTTTTCCATAACATATGGTGGTAATGCAGCTATTAGCACAGCCGAAAGCAAATTTGGTGGATCATCATTATATTTAACTAATGGCGACTATATCACTATTCAGGATTCTCTTTTTGATATGGAGTCTGATGACTATACCATAGAATTTTGGTGGTATCCAATAACTCAAACTAGTAGTGATAGAGTAATAGTTTTTGAAAATAATGGGGCTTCTAATGGACTAATAGTTGATGGATCTAATTTAGTGTGGAATTATTTCGGAGATGGATCTCCATTATCAGCAACATCGGTACCAAATAATGAGTGGCATCATATAGCAATTGTTAAATATGGTAGCTACAGAACTCTATACATAGATGGTATCGCTAAATCCACGACCACTAGTGCTTTAATTCCAAGCAGTACAAATAGAGTAAATTTGGGTGCTAGCTTAAATAACTATATAGGATTACAGATCAATGCTTATTATGATGATATAAGAATTACAAGGGGGCTAGCGATTTATACGGATTGTTTCATTGTTCCTAATTCAGAATCAACAACATGTCCAGAAACTCCAACACCATGTGCTCCGTCTTTGTCTGTAGATTATCTTGTGGTTGGTGGCGGTGGTGGTAGTACTGGCCGTGGAGGTGGCGGTGGCGGTGGCGGTTTTAGAGAAGGAACAGCATACAGCATAACTGCTTCTACTAATTATACCGTAACTGTTGGTGGTGGTGGTGCTGGTTTAACTGGTGATATTGGAACTCCGGGCGGAAATGGCAGCGATTCCACATTTGATACAATTACTTCTGCTGGTGGTGGAGGTGGCGGTTCATGGGGAGCAACCCCATATAATGTTTCTGATATGACAGGTCAAAATGGTGGCTGTGGTGGCGGCGGTGGTTGTGGTTGGTATACTTATGGGCCTGGAGGATATGGTAATACGCCGGGAACTTTACCAGTTCAAGGTTACGATGGTGGAACTGGTTATAGCACATATAATGCTAGTGTAGAATCATGTGGAGGCGGTGGTGGTGCTGGATCAGTTGGTGAAGCCGCTGACCAATCTATGGGAGATGGTGGAGATGGTGGTGGTGGCGCTCAATCAGTAATTACTACATATTATTACGGTGGCGGTGGCGGTGGCGGTGGAAATCCTGGGGCTACTCCTGGATGGGGTGGTTCTGGTGGTGGCGGAAACGGAAATACAACAGGAAACGCTGGTGATGGAAGCGTAAATACCGGAGGCGGTGGAGGCGGAACAACATACTATAATTACTATTCTGGTAACGGTGGAGCTGGTGTTGTAGTACTGAAATTTCCAAACACATTAACAATATCTGTGGGATATGGATTAACATATTCTTATACCACAAGCGGATCAGACTATATTTATACATTTACAGCCGGATCAGATACGGTTTCATTCACATAGGATAATTTTATGGCACACTATGCATTATTAAATAATGATAATATTGTAGTAAAGATAATTACAGGAAAAGATGAAAATGATTCCAATACTAATTGGGAAGAATATTATAGTAATAAATTAAATTTTAGATGTAAAAGAACCTCATATAATACCATTGGAGGATCTCATAAAAATGGAGGAATTGCATTTAGAAAAAATTATGCCGGAATAGGTTTTTCATATGATGAAAGTAGAGATGCTTTTATCCCTCCCAAACCATATGCCTCATGGATATTAGACGAAAATAGTTGCTTGTGGAAAGCCCCAATACCAAAACCAGAAAGTCAGGATTTTTATTATTGGGATGAAAATAACCAAAAATGGATTAATCCCAAAATTTAGATGGTGTATATAAGGATATTCTTACTTATCTCATGGTATTCATATGATTAAATCCGGATATAAAACTAGTGAATTCTGGTTTACTTTAGTAAGTTTTATTTTTAGTGGATTATATTTGACCGGAGTTATATCTGACAATGGTCAAAAAGATGAATTAATCGCCACAGTATCTCATGCTGTAGAAAGTATCATTTTAATTAGTGGTCAAGCTATTATTTTATACAAATATATTAAAGGCAGAAATGAAGTTAAAAAAATTGCAGAAACAGAAAAATTAATACAGAAAGAAGTAGAGGTGAAAAAAAATGACAATAAAAGAAATGGTTCAAGATCAAGCAGAAAGAACGACAGCACAAATAAGAGAGTCGGTAAAAAATCTAAAAACAATAGCTCTAAGTGAAGCCTGGAAAATTTTACAGCTTGTTGTTGCTGGCGTAGTACAAATCATAGAAGCTATCGCAACGGATTTAGAAGGTAAAGATAAAAAAGCCATTGCTATGGAATATATTTCTGGGTTTTATGATAAAGTATTGGTGGCGGTTGATATACCTTTTGTACCCAGCTTCATTGAGCCCGTTATTCATGGATATATCAAAAGCATACTTATGATTTTAGTTTCATCATCAATAGATGCTACAGTAACAATTTTTAGACAAACTGGAGTTTTTATAAAGAAAGGAACAGTTTAGTATGTTAGACTATGCTCAAAAATTTGAGGACTTTGCAGGAGCACTCAAGCCAATGGATTTGGCATTATATGCTGGTGTTGGTTTGGTCCTTTTTGTTTTATTCAAGGACAAATTATCTCCAGTTCAAAAAATAGTATTACAATTAGTTGAAAAAATAAAGACATTAATTGGTACATCAATACCAAAAGTGTCAGTTGTAACCAAATCGAATAATGAGGATTTATTTTTCCAATTAGTTACGTCATGGAAACAAACAAGAGATCTAGCACAAGAGAGTGGTTGTGTTGAGGCTGTTAGGGTTGCTGATCAAATGTTTCCTTTATTAAGTCCGAATACGTGTGGAAAGGAACGAAATGAATAAAAAATCTCTATTATTAGTTCTAGGATTAGGTCTAATATTAGTTGGTGTATTTAAACCAACTTTTATACGATCTGTAATCAATAAGCCAGATGTTATAGATAGTATCGTTGTTATAACCCCACCATCTGATCAAGCATTGCTAGACGCATGTAGTGGTGTTATTACATGTTTGAAAAGCGGAGATAGTTCCAGAATTGCTGATGGTCGTAGACTATCTTCATTATACATGGATTTATCTACACTTATTGATCTGAATGGAGATAAACAAATTATTAGAAATACAGAAGAAATTCGTCAAGCTAATAGTCTAAGTGGTGTTATGTTAAAATTAAATATTAAAGATAAATATCCTGGATTGGCAGAGGCCGCAAATACCGTTATTGTAACAGGTATTGGGGATGATACTGTTCTTTTAGATGAAAATCTCAGAGCAAAAGCATCAGAGTCTTTTAGGGCATTAGCGTGGGCATGTAATGAGGGCGCTAAATAATGGCAAGACTATCACCAGAAGAACTATACAAAGAATATCGTCAAGGATTTCAAGGTTGTATTTGGGAAGAACATGTTTATGAAGGTTTATTAGAAACATCTAAATATGGTTATTTCAAAGACGGGGCAAAAACCATTAAAAATAGCGGAAAAGGTAAACTTAGTACCCCATATAAAAGTGTGTTAAAATTTGATAAAAATCCTTATAATGAAAGACAAACTACTGGTGATTGTGTTAGTCATGGAACACGTAATGCTTGCGATGTAAGCAGAGCTGTGGAAATCGATATTAATAGGGAAAAAGAAAGTTGGATTGCTAAAGGCGCTACAGAAGCAATCTATGGAGCCAGAGGTCATGGTGGACAAGGAATGAGTTGTGCTAGAGCCGCAACATTCGTTAGTCAATCCGGTGGTATATTAGTCAGAAAGAACTATCCGGGTATTGCAGATTTTAGTAAATATAATGGTAATTTAGGAGCAGGATGGGGCTCTAGGGGTCTACCTGATCCTGTTATAGATATTGCAAACGATCACCAGATTAAAACAGTAAGTTTAGTAAAAACAATTGAAGAAGCACGGGATGCATTAGCTAACGGATATGGTTTAGCTGTATGTTCTAATTATGGTTTTAGTAATAAAAGAGATAAAAAGGGTTTTGCTAACGTAAGTGGAAATTGGGCTCATTGTATGGCATGGATAGCCTGTGATGATACTGGTGATGAACCAGCATTTTTAGTACAAAATAGTTGGGGAAAGTGGAATGATGGTGGACATCCAGAATGGGGCCCAATACCAGATGGTAGTTTTTTGATCAAAGCAGATGTGGCGGCTGGTATGTTATCTGGTAATGGTTCTTATGCTTTTAGTAATTTTGATGGTTTTCCTGTACAAAAACTTCCTAACTATGGCTTTAAGGATTACCTATGAAAATTTTAGATAAGATAGTTCTAAATAGACTACTAAGTATTATTAGTTCATTTATATTGGGACTTATAAAAATTTTTGAAAATTCTTCGGATAAGAAACCAAAGAGAAAAAAAATATTGCCATGGAGATCAAAAAATGAATAAATTTGCTTGTTTATGTTTGATTGGTGTCTTATTAACAAATGTAAATATGTCATCCTATACCGGATCAACAACAGCAGCAGTAGTTTTATCTGGTGGTATAGTAGCCGCTCAACATGTTAATAATGAAAAGAAATATAAAAGAAAAGATTGTCCAGTATGCAAGGGTAAGGGATGGTATATGAGTGGCGATAATATAACCAAAGTGCCTTGTGGTTATTGCGAGCCCGATAAACAGGAACCACAATCAGTGTCTGGTCATAATTGTACAGAAAGTAAAAATAGAATTATAATTATTAGAAAATAATATCACTACTATTAAGTTATGAGGGTGGTGTATTTTAATTGTGAATATAAATAATAACATCATCAGGATTAACTCCTATGGCACTAAATAAACAAGATAGTGAAAAGTTAAGAGCTATAGCACAAAAGGTTATAGATAACGCAAATCTTGAAAGTGATAATAATTTTGGTAGTATAATTATAATCTTGACTGTAATCAGTATTATTTTAACAACAATACGCGTACTACAAGAATGCAATAAAAATAAATTATTGAACGCGTCCAAAGAAGAGAGATACGAAAAATATGGTTCTGATATCAAAGAATTCAGTCAAAAGCGTGGATGGTTCACCAGAATGAGAATCAAAAAAATTATAAGACGTGAATTTAAAAAAGAAGACTATGAAAAATATGGTTTAAAATTGACAGAAGCAATTCTGAATATAGGAGAAACCCTCAAGGATGACGAGATAAAAACCCTAGTGGAGGCTGCAAATGTTTAATTTATTAGTGTGGTGTGTATACGGTCTATTTGTTGGTGCTATAGCAAAAGCAATAGTTCCCGGTGAAGAAAATTTTGGGTTTATCAAAACAATAGCATTAGGTGTCGCAGGATCCTACGTCGGCGGATCAATACTATATTTACTAGGTAACTACGACTCTGTTTCTCCTGCTGGAGTTTTGATGGGTGTCGCTGGAAGCATAGTGGCTCTCGTAGTATACAATAAACTACAAGAGAAAAAATGACTCTTGACTATCTAGTGTGTTGTCGTATAATGATTCTATGCGACCATCATGGACAGATTATTTTTTAGGTTTGGCTAAAGTTGTATCACAACGTAGCCACGATATACAAACACAACACGGATGTGTAATAACCGACTCGCATAATCGTATTCTAGGTGTTGGTTATAATGGTTTTCCTAGAGGATTAGATGACAGTAAACTACCTACAACAAGACCTGATAAGTATCCGTGGATGATCCACGCTGAGAGAAATGCTTTATCCAATTGTGTTGTCAGGCCGGATAAAGGCATAGCGTATGTTACTGGTCAATCATGCAATGATTGTATCATGGCATTGTGGCAAGAAGGAATAGAAACAGTCTTCATGTCCAATAATCATGGTACACATTTATTTGATAACCAACAGAAAAAAATTTTTAATACATTCATTGAGATGAGTGGTATTAAAATAATTTATGTTGAACCAGACCTTTCTTGGATTGAAAAAATTAATACTGGTGTATAATGAAATTACAATCAATATTATTTAGTATAGCTACATGCGTTTATTTTTACCATCTATGGATTAGTGGCAATACCGAAATGGTCAATTCTTCTTTTCAAATTGCTACTTTACTCGGCCTAGCATTTTTAATGAACAGGAGATAATATGTCCGCTCTGCAAGAATTACAGAATTATACATTTGTTAGTAAGTATGCTCGTTGGTTAGAAGATAAAAATCGCAGAGAAACCTGGAAAGAGGCTGTAGAACGAGTAAAAAATATGATGCATACTAAGTATGCTGACTTAGGTATATCAGAAGAAATAAATTGGGCCTATGATATGATGTATAAAAAAAAGGTTCTTGGATCTCAAAGGGCGCTTCAGTTCGGTGGTGAACCAATCATGAAACGCCATGCTAAGATCTATAATTGTACAAGTTCATACTGTGATAGATTGCGTTTTTTCCAAGAATGTTTCTGGTTATTACTCTGTGGAAGTGGGACAGGATTTAGTGTACAAAAACATCATGTATCAAAATTACCAACGCTAGAACACAGTATAGAAACAGACAAAGCGAGGGTCTACAAAATAGAAGATAGTATTGAAGGATGGGCTAATAGCCTAGGTGTTTTATTGAGTTCCTATGCTAATAAACCAGTAGAAGAATTCAAAGACTGGAAAAATACTCATGTTGTTTTTGATTTTTCAGAGATTCGTCCAAAAGGATCATCATTAGCAAGTGGTGTTGGTAAAGCCCCAGGCTATGAGCCATTAGCCAATGGTCTAGAAAAAATACGAGCGCTATTAGATCGTTGTATTGCTAATGGACAAAAAAAATTACGACCAATTGATGCATATGATATTATCATGCACAGCAGCGATGCTGTACTTAGTGGCGGTGTTCGTCGTTCAGCGAGCTTGGCATTATTTAGTCCAGATGATGAAGAAATGGCAAAAGCAAAAACAGGCAATTGGTATATTGATAATCCACAAAGAGCACGAAGTAATAACTCGGCACTACTTCTCAAGGACGGCACAACTTTTGAAGAGTTTAAGACTCTTATGGAGAGCGTTAAAGAATTTGGTGAACCAGGATTTATATGGAGTGATTCTACGGAGATGACATTTAATCCGTGTGTCGAGGTTGGTATGTGGCCCGTTGATGAGGAAACAGGTAAAAGCGGATGGCAGGGCTGCAACCTATCAACCATCAATTGTTCTTCAATAGAAAACGAAGATGATTTCTATGAGCGTTGCAAAGCCGCTGCTATTATTGGAACATTACAAGCCGGTTTTACTAATTTATCGTATTTAGGCGATATAAGCTGCAAAATTTTTGAGAGAGAAGCGCTACTAGGAGTATCACTTACCGGCACAATGGAAAAACATGATCTTGTATTATCCGAAAAGGTGCTTAGAAATGGAGCCAAGATTGCTGTAGAAACAAATAAAGACCTATCAAAAAAGATTCATATTAATCAAGCTGCTAGAGTAACTTGTTTAAAACCAGAAGGAACCAGTAGCAGTATGCTAGGAACAAGTTCGGGGATCCACCCACATCACGCCAAACGATATATACGCCATGTACAGGCCAATATTTTAGAAGCACCATACCAACACTTTAAAAAATTAAACCCGCAAGCCTGTGAGAAATCTCGCTGGTCAGCCAATAATACCGACGAGGTTATAAAGTTTCCTGTTGAAGTTCCTGATGGAGCAAAAACTAAAAATCAGCTACCAGCAGTAGAGATGCTCTGTATTGTAAAAGATACTCAAAAAAATTGGGTGTATGCTGGTAAAAATAAAGCGTTATGCACACAAGAGTATCTTAGTCATAATGTTAGTAATACTGTAACTGTTAAACCCGACGAGTGGGATGATGTAACTAAATACATTTATGATAATAGGAAATATTTTGCTGGTATTAGTCTAATTCCACAAAGTGGGGATAAAGATTACCCACAAGCGCCCTTTACCACAGTTTATACTAGCAGAGAAATAGTAAAAGAGTATGGCGATGCTTCACTATGGTGTTCTGGTTTAATAGAACTAGCACTCAATTGTTTTGATAATAATTTATGGGCTGCTTGTGACTATGTATCTATGAATCAAGGCAAAGCTAATGATGATGAGAATAAATTAAAGTTTACTACCAAGATGAAAAATTTTGCTGGTAAATATTTTAATGGAGATATCCGTAGACTAACATATTGTATGAAAGACGTATATAACTGGAAAATATACTGTGATTTATTTAATAGCTTCAAGAAAGTTGATTATACGCAACTAGCTGAAACAGAGGACAATACTGCCGGTATAGAGGAAATTAGTTGCGCTGGTGGCGCTTGTCTAATTTAATCTTATACGAAAGGTATAACCATTGAAGAAAAAAAATAATACTAAGAAGAAAAATAGGCCTATTGATTTAACTACTAATATTAGTGAACAACCATTATATAGAAATAGACTTAGACCACGAACAGAAAACCAAAAAGAGTATATTAGAACATCAGTAGAAAATACTATAACATTCTGTCAAGGATTGGCTGGTAGTGGTAAAACACATATAGCAATAGGGCTGGCACTAGAATACTTGCTGGAAAATAAGGTTAAAAAAATTATTATTACCAGACCAGTATTAGAAGCTGGAGAAAAAATTGGCTATCTTCCTGGAACAGCAGAAGAAAAGTTACACCCGTATCTTTTACCGATATTGGATGAGATATGTCATTTTATTCCTATAGCACAGTATACATCTTTGAAATTAAATAATAAAATAGAGGTTGTGCCACTAGGATTAATGAGAGGTAGAAATTTTCACCATTCATTTATAGTAGCAGATGAATGCCAAAATGCATCATATGAACAATTAAAAATGTTATTGACAAGAGTAGGCAACGAAAGTAAACTTGTATTAACTGGCGATGTTGGCCAATCTGATCTAAGCAGACATTTACAGGGTGGTTTTTCATCGCTAATCCATGCATTAGACGGTGTTGATGGTATAGGATTATGTAAATTAGACTCTAGTGATATAGTAAGAAATCCTATAATAGCTAAGATTTTATCACGATTGGATTCCTTTGAAAATGAGACAAGAACATAGTAGATGTCTGGTATTAAATCTAGATTACTCCCCTCTGTCAATTATATCTTGGCAGAGGGCTTTAATATGGGTATCTAAATATGAAAATAATAGAAATTTTGGTATTGATATTCTAGATTTTTTTAAAGATGATTCAATAGTGGGCGTAGGAGGGAAAAAATATCCTATACCAGCGGTAGCTCGTACAAAGAGATTTTTCAGAATTCATAATCAGAGACTTATATTTTCTCGTAAAAATATTTATATTAGAGATAATTATACATGTCAATATTGTGGAATGAAATATGATATTAAAAATCTAACCTATGATCATGTTATACCAAAATCTAAATGGACCAACCATAACCAGTCTCCTACTACATGGTCTAATATAGTAACTGCGTGTGTATCGTGTAATAGGAAAAAGGGTAGTAAAACACCAAAACAAGCTAATATGGTATTAAAAAATTTACCATGCGAACCTACTAAAAGCATCAGATTCTTGCCCATATCAGCGCAGTTGACTAAAATAGAACAGATACCAGATGAATGGAACATATACTTACCAGAAGCATATTTGATATAATGCCAACATATTCTTATCATTGTGATGGTTGTTCACATAATTTTGAACTTTTCTTTTATATCAAAGATTATGTAGAAAAACCTCGGTGCAACAAATGTAATTGTAAAAATACACATAGAATGTATTCAGCAGATGTATTGACTCAATCAGCGAGCGTACGCAAGTCTGACAGCGAATTAAAAACTATAGGTGATCTTGCACGAAGAAATAGTGATAAATTTAGTGAAGATGAAAAACATCATCTATATCAAAAACACAATTCATACAAGTATGACACTAATGAAATGAAAAACTTACCGTCTGGAATGACAAGAATCAATAAACCAAACAAACATAAATGGCCCGGATCTACAAAAAAAAATAAAAGGAAACCAAATAATGGATAATATTTTTTATATCAATTCAAATAAAGGATCCGAACAATTTTCATATAAATATTATACAATACTTGGCAATCATGATTCTTTAGACGATGATGATAATCCAATAGTAAAAGATAAAAATAGCGCATTAGCATATTCAAGAACATTGGGTTCAGATGAGACTTATTATATTAAAATAGGATTATATGGTAGAGTTTATAATCCAATAGGCTTATATTCAGAAGGCAAACAAAATAAATTCTTATCTAAAGTTGGCAAAAATGAATATAATTTTGTAAAGGTTAATAGCAAGGTATTCGGTATGTATATTAATTTTCTAAAAACAAAAAACATAGCATGGCTAAATAACGCTGAAAGGGAAATGACATGACTAAATTAGATACAACTATAAAATATTCAATATTATATCTTCAAAGTCTTGGTAAATCGGTCAAGGATATAGCCAAAGAACTTAATATCTCTCAGGCGGATGTCAAATCAACAATAGAACAAAATACTAATAAATCAGAAAGTAAGATCAAAACCACCTCCGCTCCTGTTAATAGTAAAGATTTAATGATAACAGAAACATCGGCCAAAGGCACAAAATCCGTTGCTATTATGACAAAGGCAGCCTCAGAAGTAAATGACGCTTTCAGATCTAATATGGATCAACGAGATCTATCTAGAACCGCAAGAGATGCTATTTATCGACCCAATCCTAATAAGAAATGAAATACATATCAAAATATTCCAATGGCAAAGAAGTAACCGCAGCACAGTACATTACCGAACTGATATGCGAAAATAAAGCTAAGAGAACAAAAAAAGATTTACATTACAAATTTTGGACAACAAAAGAATGGTCTCTATATTATCGTAATCAAATATCAACAGCAAATAAATTGGTTAAACAGTACAATGAGGCAGCGATTATCAGAGCATTAAAAAGTAGTGATGGTCAAAATATATATTCATTACGTGCTCCGTTTTTAATGCCTCTTATATTAAAGGCAGAAGAAGCTATAGCCAATGAAAATAAAACTCTTACAAATTCATATGACAGGTCCGAACAAAAAACTTTTCAAACACAATCAAATAAAAAATCCATTATATCCAAACTAAGGAAACTAGAATGACCAGTAGTATTAAAGAGGACGTAACTAAACAATTTGGTTCAGATATAATTTTAACAGGAAACGCTGTTGTTGATAAGCAAGTATTGACTATACCTGTTAGCCCATCACTAGATATAGTATTGAACGGTGGAATTCCGGAAGGTAGTTTTGTTGTATTAACTGGCCAGCCCAAGTGTGGTAAGACCACAACATCTTTAGATTTTGCTGCAACAGCACAAAGAGATGAATATAAGGGCAGTCTTAAAGATACCAGAGAAGTGTACTACCTAAACATCGAGGGTAGATTGAAAAAACGAGACCTAGAAGGAATACCAGGATTAAATCTAGATAAATTTCATGTTATAGGTTCTCAAACTGGTAAAATTTTGCATGCCGAAGAATATCTTCAAATAGCAGAACGTATTATTAACGAAATACCAGGGTGTGTTCTAATTATAGATTCCTATTCAGCATTATGTACAGAAGCAGAAATTACCAGTGATATGGACAAAATGCAACGAGCAGACGGAGCTAAACTACTAGCTAAATTTTGCCGAAAGGTTGCAAACGTTATTCCTGTGAATAAAAATATTGTTATTGGTATAACCCATCTAATGGGTAATCCTACGGGATATGGTGCAGAGTTTAAAGAGAAAAGTGGTCAGGCCATAGCCTATCAAACAGATATCAAGTTACGAGCAAAATCTTTCAAGCCTTGGGTCTTAAGTGCCGATAGTAGTCAGATAGGTCAAGAAATTGAATGGCAAGTCGTATGCTCTGCACTAGGCCCTCCTGGCGGTTCAATAACTTCTTATTTAAGATATGGTCAAGGTATCGACAAACATACAGAATTAATTAACTTGGCTGTAGATATTGGCTTGATTAATAAGGGTGGTGCTTGGTATAGTTATGAAAAAGAAAAATTTCAAGGCATGGAAAAACTTAGACAATATTTTGTAGACAATCCTGATCAATATTCAAAACTACAGACTTCTGTTAAGGAAACAATGGGTATAAAATGCAAGTAAAGTCCCTAGATGGAATGGTACAAAATTGGCAGTTGACAGGACACTACGCCCATGCTAAACTAACAAATAAATCATCTTTACACATTGAAGCGAGAGATCTATTGAAAACGGTATTTCCTACTTTACAAATATTAGAAGAAATACCCATACCCGTAAAGAAATCAGATCATTATTATTTAGACTTTTATATACCTATGTTAAAACAGGCTATAGAGGTACATGGTGAACAACATTATAAATTTGTATCTTTTTACCACTCCAATCAACTTGGCTTTTTAAAAGCCCAAAAAAGAGACAGAGAAAAAAAAGAATGGTGTGAATTAAACGGTATCAAATATATCGAGTTACCATTTAATGAGAATACCGATCAATGGACAGAAAGAATAAAAGCTCTATGACACAAGAAATTCAGAAAACATCATCTTCGGAACAGGTAAGCTATTGGGATAAAATACTAGATGAATATGAAAATAGCATAGGTCTACCATCTTATAATAATAGTATATTACCAGAAACAGAGTTAAATCAATATCTAACTATGGACAGATCTAGCTTAGAAAAACTCACTCCAGAAGATTGCGGACAAATAGCATATAGATTAGGACAATTTGCGTTTCATATACAACGCACATTAAATAGAGAATTAGCTAGATATAATTGGGCAGATGAGACACTGAAGGAGAGCATAGCTGACGAAATTAACAACTACAAAGGATATGGCTATATCGAAAAATCTACACAAGCAATAAAACATAATGATAAAGCAAATTCTCTAAATAAAATAAAAAAATACGCTAAACAAAGATCGGATAGATTATCATATATAGCGTCTTCTATAAAAAATTTATCTGATATTATCTTATCGGTACAGAAAGCGAAGGTCAAACATGGATCCTGATATTAATAATCCAGAGCAGATTAAACAATTAATACAAATGCTACAAAAATTACTTCCTAAAGAAGAAAATATTACCGAAGCCAAACCAAAAAAACAAAAGACTAAAAAGCGCAAAGTTGACGAGTTTGACAATCCGAATATAAAAACAAAGAGTCCGAGGCGTGTGATAACCAATGTAAATAAATTTCTGGAAATGCCAGAAAGAAATTTACATAAAGAGGATACTATCATAGATCAAAAACTTGCAAAAAATCCACCAACACCTAGAAACAGACAATATATACCTATTGATGTTGTATGCCGATCATGTGGCAAAAGAGAACAGGTTAATCCTGCTATAATTCCGGAATCGACAGAAAGATATAAGTGTAATAAATGTTCTTCTACAGCTGGAGATTGATTAAATGATTTTGGCTGACCCATCTGCTGAAAGAGCCGTATTGTCTGGCATATGTAAATATGGCGAAGAAGTGTATTTGGATATTGCTGATATATTACAGGAAACATCGTTCACTGTAGACAGTAATAGTATTATTTATAAGTGTATCAAATCTGTTTGT